TGCCAGTCAAACCAATGTCAGGATCTAAAGCACGCTCACAAGAGTCCGATGAAGCAAAACGTACGGCAATGAGCGGTATGAAAAAAGGCGGCAAAGTAAAGAAAATGATGATGGGCGGTTACGCAGGTGGTGGTATGCCAATGGTTATGAAAGATGGCAAAAAAGTCCCGGCATTTGCTGCTGATGGTGAAGGTAAGATGAAGAAGGGTGGTATGGCTATGAAGAAGATGGCCTCTGGCGGTATGCACAAAATGCCTGACGGCAAAATGATGAAAGACTCCGCAATGAAACACGGCGGTATGGCTGTTAAAAAGATGGCTGCTGGCGGTCTGGCTGGTGGTCACAAGTCGGCTGACGGTGTTGCTTCCAAGGGCAAAACCAAGGGCACGATAGTCACGATGGGTGGCTCCACCGGCATGAAAAAAGGCGGCAGGGTCTGCTAATAGGAGACTGTAATGGCTGATAAAGACGATAGCTTGATGGGTAAAATTAGGAAATACTCCCCGAATCAGGCGGCGCAGGTTGAAGAATCTGAAGCTGTCACCCGCAAATATGGTGACGAAGTAGCTAAAGATATTAAAAAAGGTAAGTATGGCTCTGCCGCCATTAATGCGGCTAAAGGGCTTGGCTCTGCCGCAGATACAATGATGGTTAAAGTCCCAAAAGCAGCAGCGTATGCGGGCCTAAATCGTCTGACAAAGGGTGAAAAAAAGGACGAGGGCATGAAGTCAGGCGGTAAAGTTTCTTCTGCTTCCTCCCGTGCAGATGGTATCGCCCAGCGTGGTAAAACTCGCGGGAAGATGTGCTAATGATGGCCTCGCGTGGTATGGGTGCAATTAACCCTTCCAAGATGCCCGGTGGGCAGAAGAAAGCCCGCCGGGATGACACCGACTTTACACAGTACAAAGAAGGTGGGAAGGTTAACGCTGCTGGTAATTACACCAAACCCGAAATGCGTAAGCGAATCGTAAGCCAAGTGAAAGCCGCAGCAACTCAGGGTACCGGTGCAGGTCAATGAAGCGCCCGCAAGGCGCAGTTAGTGGCTAAGAAGTATAAAGCAGCAGGTGGAGGATATCGTGGCTGAACACGTGGAAGACTGCTTGATTGACGTAGCGGGTGAATGCACTTGCGATGCCATGACGGATGAGCAGATAGATGCCGAACTGCTGGAAAAAGAGGACGCGAAAGATTGAAAGCGCCACAGCAAAGCTTGAAAGACTGGGGAGACCAGAAATGGACCACAAAGTCAGGAAAGCCATCGTCAAAGACCGGCGAGAGGTATTTGCCGGAGAAGGCAATCAAGGCGTTAAGCCCAGCCGAGTATGCAGCCACTACGAAGGCAAAGCGGGTAGGGAAGGCAGCAGGCAAGCAATTTGTTAAGCAGCCCAAGGGCATAGCCAAGAAAACAGCGGGATACAGGTAACCAATGACAACGTCCGGTACAGCCAGCTTTAATCTTGACCTCAACGAAATGGTTGAGGAGGCGTTTGAACGCGCCGGAAGCCAACTGCGTACTGGTTACGACCTTAAAACAGCGCGTCGTTCTTTGAATCTGCTGTTTGCCGATTGGGCAAATCGTGGCGTGAACATGTGGACGTTCGAGCAAAACACCATCATTCTGACGCAGGGGCAACCAACGTATGCACTTCCCGACGATACTGTTGATCTGCTTGACCACGTTATTCGCACCAACGCTAATCAGCCTAATAACCAAGCTGATCTCACGATTACGCGGATCTCTGTCTCGACCTACGCCACCATCCCAAACAAACTAACCCAAGGCCGTCCAATTCAGGTCTGGATGCAACGTTTGTCTGGTAGTGAGTCCTTACTTGCTGGCACATTACAGGCAGGCATATCGGCAACGGACACAACCATCCCCGTAACTTCATTGGTAGGCATTCCTACTGCGGGCTTTATTCGGATTGGCACAGAGTTGATTGGGTTTAATGAGACCCAGCCTGCGGCCAATGGCAACCCAGCGTACCTGCTTAACTGCACACGCGGACAGGACAACACAACGGCAGCAGCGCACTCGGTAAGCGCGGCCATACACGCCGTTCAAAAGCAGAGCATCACGGTCTGGCCAACCCCAGACAGCGCCAACACCTACCAGTTCGTTTACTGGCGCATGCGCCGTATTCAGGATGCAGGTAATGGTGGTACCAAGACTATGGATGTGCCGTTTCGTTTTGTCCCTTGTTTGGCCGCAGGTTTGGCGTACTATATTGCTTTGAAAGTACCGGAGGGGTTAAGCCGTCTGGACGTTTTGAAAGCCCAATATGACGAGGCGTGGAATAACGCAGCCAATGAGGATCAGGACCGGGCAGCAGTGCGCTTTGTTCCAAGGCAGTACTTTATTGGTGGCGGTTAATTGTGGGTAACAGGTTTGCTTCCGGTAAACACGCGATTGCGGAGTGCGACCGGTGCGGGCAGCGGTACAAGCTCAAAGAGTTGAAGAAACAGGTCTTGAAGACCAAGACCTACAACCTGTTGGTGTGCCCTACCTGCTGGGACCCCGATCAACCGCAGTTGCAGTTGGGTATGTACCCGGTGGATGATCCGCAGGGACTGCGGAACCCCCGGCCTGATATAAGCTACTACCAAGCAGGCTACACGGGGTTGCAGATAACCAACACGGTAGGTACAAGCACAGACGAGAACGGCGATCCCAGTGGCGGTAGCCGGGTGTTTCAGTGGGGCTGGAGGCCGGTGGGCGGAGCCAGTGCCAACGATGCGGGGCTGACACCAAACTACTTGGTATCTGCCGGAGTTGTAGGTACAGTAACGATTACTTAGGAGTTAACATGAAACATACAGACGCCAAGAAAGACAAGCCGTTCATGGAGAAGATTGCCAAGAAGGCGGTCAAAGGCCATGAGAAGCGCATGCACAAGATGGCCAAGGGCGGCGTGACTAACGACCAGCTTAAATCCATGGGACGCAATCTGGCACGTGCAGCAAACCAGAGAGGCCGATAATGGCCAAATACTCACAAAAGCAGGGCGGCAAAGAAGTAGGCCAAGCTGCTGTTTACGCGGAGCCACATACCATGGACGGTAAAAAACTTAAAGCGGAAGCAACCAAGGGGGAGTCCGGTGCCAAGTGCATGGACCATATGAACATCTCTGTTGGCGGCATTTCCAAGGGCAACTACAAGGAAACCAAAACCTCGGGTATTAAAATACGTGGTACCGGCGCAGAAACTAAGGGTGTAATGGCTCGTGGTCCAATGGGTTAATCATGACGTATAACGAACTGTTTATTGCTGTTAAGAACTACCTGCAAAACGACTTCCCCGCGAACACGTGGACGGACGTAGCAGGTACAGGCGTTGTTACGTCTGGCGGCACTGAACAGATCAATACCTTCATCAAGCAAGCCGAAGAGCGCATCTACAACAGCGTTCAGATTCCGCCGCTGCGTAAGAACGTCACAGGCGTAACGTCTACGGGCAATAAGTATCTATCGTGTCCAATTGACTTTATGTCGGTCTTCTCGATGGCGGTGATCGACGGTAATGGCAACTACGAGTACTTGTTGAACAAGGATGTGAACTTTATCCGTGCGGCGTACCCCAATCCAACAGAGTCTGGAATCCCAAGGTACTACGCTTTGTTTGGCCCTACTGTTGTTGCGAACGTTATCACGGACGAGTTGAGCTTTATCTTGGGTCCAACCCCCGACGCTGTTTACAACATCGAGCTTCATTACTACGCCTACCCAGAGTCAATTACTGTAGCGGCAGATGGCCGCACTTGGCTTAGCGACAACTACTCACCTGTTCTGTTGTACGGCACTATGCTAGAAGCCTATGTATTCCTCAAAGGTGAGACCGATATGATGGCGGTTTACAAGGGTAAGTACGACGAAGCCATGGCGCAGTTGAACCGTCTGGGTACAGGTCTTGAGCGCGGTGATGCGTACCGCGACGGTCAGGCGAAGATTAGGGTTAACCCATGATTCAACAGGGACTGACAAACAGCTTCAAACAAGAGATGCTCCAAGCGGGGCAGGACTTGGCAACTGACACGTTAAAGATGGCGTTGTACACGGCTTTCTCTGATATTGGTCCGTTGACCACTGTGTACACAACGACGAACGAAGTAACCGGTACAGGCTATACAGCAGGTGGCGAGGCGGTTACAGGTGCGACGATTTCAACAGATGTACAGACCGGCACCGTCTACGTCAACTTCGATAATGTGTCTTGGCCGGGGGCTAACTTTGTGGCTCGTGGGGCTTTGATTTACAACGTGACTCGCAGTAACAAGTCGGTCGCTGTGCTGGACTTTGGTTCAGATAAAACTTTTAGCAGTGTGAGCAACACCGTCACCATGCCTGTTAACTCGGCTACGACGGCACTAATTCGTTTTCCTTAAGGAGTCATCATGCCTATCGCA